TTGAGTTAATGCGGTAACGCTACCTGCCCCAGTAATGAAACTGGTTCTGATCCAGTTGTTAAATAGGTCGCTTTGGTAAGTTTTTACTGCAAGTCCTTCCTGGTTAGATAGTATGCGGTACCCGAATGTTCCTTTTTGTAACGATGTGTGATATGGTGCAAGGTTTGTCGTTTTAGTGATGACGAAAGGAACAGAGCTATTTGCGGCCGCCAGTATATTTAAGCGCATATCATCAATATTTTTGAGTGGAAATGATGATAGTTGAGGTGCATTTTTGGTTGCGTTACCGGATAAGTTGGCTTTTGCGGTTGCACCTGTTAATTGGTTTACAGTTGTGGTCGCTGTGAATGTTTTGTATTGTACGAAGTCTACACGAGCGGTTTCACCGTTGGCATCCCACGTAACTATAATCTCATTGAATAATGATGAGAATGAGCGGTTACCAAATGCCCCAGTGATGTTGATAGTATTCCAGTCTATTGTAGGTCTGGTGTTAAGTAAGTTTTGAGGTAACTTAATATTTGCCCAGGCAGTTATACCAGTTGTTCCCCAGTTTACGGAAGGTGAAGCGGCCGCGCATAAGTTGAAGTTTTGTGCCGCTACTCCTGGTACGGTGAACCAACATTCCGTAAGTGTTACCTGGTCTACGCTTGTCATAGGGTTAGTAATTACCCAGGCATTTGTTTCTTGTTTGTTGCTATAATAGCATTTGAAGATATCCCAGTACGCTAAAAATGGTACGGCATTGAAGCGTCTCTTTAAGTCTGCATTGGTTCCTACGGCTTGTCGGCCAAGTCCTCGAATGTTTAGATATGAGAATAAAGCAGAAGGATTTATTTGCGTGGTGTTGTTGTATGTTTCTGTTGTTCCTGCACCGAAAAATGATGCTTCAAGTTCAACTTGTGGTAAGTATATGTTGCTCATATTCATTCCAATATTGAGCATATTCATATGTAGTTTAGCCTGGTATAATCGTACTGGTACCAAGAAAACGTCAAGTTGTACTTTGTATGATCCGAATAAAGGTCCTATGGTTGGAAGTGTCATAACATCGCAAGTCAGGTCGATATCGAATGTATCGCCAGGAAGTGCAACTTCTGACATAAACGGTACTAGTGTCCCAGCTGACATAGACGACCGCCAGGTATACGAAAGATCATGTGTAGACCTTTCATAGTTTCTCATTGAGATGTTTTCTTTTTGGCCAGAGCCAAGGCGATCACCGCCGATAGTTGTTTTCATTCGTTTAGGGTTAAATTGTTTAGTTTAAGGTTTGGTTTTCATTTTGGATTTGAGCAATACTGGTTGATTTCATTTTTTCGGCAATAATCATCATTACTGTAACCAAGTTATTCCAGGTTAAACTGGTTGCTTTACTGATTGCTTCATCTTTTGAAGGATAAATTTCTGTGATGCGATATAATCCCATCGCGCAAAAACTCCCTTCGTCTGTCGTTATCAGCGTGAACGGTGTATTCTCGACTGGTTCCTGGTTGATCAAACTCGATCGAGAGTTGTCCATTAAATCTGCATCCGTATGTGTTGATGCGATGTCCAATATTTTCGTTTCCATTATTTGTGATTTTATAGGTTGTGTTTAATAGTTTGGTTTTGATAAAATAGTGTTTGTTAATAGTCGGTATTACTTCGCCAGTATCTACGTCTACCCATTCGGTTATGGTGTACCATTTAATTACCTCCATTGCTTCCGAGTAAGTAGGTTAGTACTAGTATTGCAATATCTTTAATAAGTGCAAGGATTTTTTCTGATTTAGGTTTTTCCATTTTAATTGAATTTTAATGTTTAATAAGTGTTAATAGGTTTGATTTGAGTATGCATAGCCATCAAGGCCGCTTTTTTTTTCTTATTAGTTTCCTCCTTTCGTTTTCATATTTTTTGCGTTCCCAGTTTATTTCGTTGTTTCCGTAGCCTAGACGCGTGTTTTTCGCCTGGGCTATATGTAGACAATTATAATAGTTTTCTATTCCTTGTGCATTGTCTATTTTGATTTCGATTCCGAGTACATAGCGTATTTGTTTATCTAGTAGGTTTAGCCATAGTTTTTCTCGTTGGTCATCTGTGTATAGGTTGTTTCGATAGTATTTAGGTAATGAAGTTATAGTTCCATCTTTGTAGCTGTATGTTTCTTTTGTATCTGTGTCTTTGAAGCGATTAAGATTAGCATTGTGAGAATGAATATATGTTTTGCCTATTCCCGGTGAGCATAGAATTATAGGTTTATATTCTTTGTGTAAGAAGTCCATTTTGCTAATGTATTTGGTTATGTATTTAATTGTGTTTTCGTTTACATAGGTTCCAGTATGTGTATGACCGTATCCCCATAAATTTTTTATTTCGTCTATTTGTTCCGTGTATATTATTCCGTGTAAGTGTATTCTTTCAGTATTAGTTTGACCGAGTTCAGTAACGAGCCAATGACGTACGGATTTTGAAGTTTTTTTCCTCCATCGTTCTAGAAAACGTCTTGTTGCTAGTGTTGCTATTTGGTTGTCTATTGTGTATTCATCAGCTATTTGTTTTTCTTCGAGTATTTCTGATCGTAGTTTATGGTAGCATTCATCAGAGAATGTAAGTGTAACGAATTGAGCGTTTTTATAGTGTTTAATATCTTCTGACAGTCTTGGTGTCCATTCTCTACGTTTTTGTTTTGAACATTCCAGGCATTTACCGCATCCGATAGCTACTTGTGATACTCTCTTGTCTGTCATCGGTGGAATGATTCCTTTGTTCTTTTTCGTTATTGTGTATTTTCTATTTGTGATTAGTCTAGGATATAAGCACATTGACGTATCGTGGGTTAGTACGGTTGGGTGGAACGGCTACCCAATTACATATTTTATAAATCATCTAATTTTTTTATTATATGATTTATCTCTTATTTATTCATAATAATTTCCCCCCCCGTGTGGTGGGTGTGTGTGTTGGTTCTTGTTGTTTGTTCCTGCTGTTTGTTCTTGTCGTTTGTTCTTGTTGTTTGTTCTTGTTGTTTGTTCTTGTCGCTCTTCTCGTTTTTTTTCTATAATCAAGCGACTTTAATATATATCGCGCGATTTTCAACGTATGTTTTTCGCGCGGAAGTGAAGGATCGCTATAAAACGTGGTAGTGCCGCCTGGTATGTGTGGCGGTTGACTACCACGTTTTTAGCGAAATAAGTGCGCCCTTAATCGCGCTCGTATTCTATTGGTTCATAATCTCCTCCATATGGATCTCCTCCTAGTGCTTGTCTACATCTATTTATGAAGTTGATTACTCCTGCTCCTGCTACGTTCCAGATGTTAGGAAAATTTGCTTTTACAGACGCTTCGAATGCGGCTATGTCTGCTTTGAATTGTTCTGTTTTTACACTTTTTCCTTTTAATACTAGTTCTTCTGCTTTTAGCAATAATTCTTTTTTCTGTGTTTCTATTTCTTGTCTGTTTTTATCAGTCGTTACTCGTGTAAGAATATTATCTAGACCGCTTTTGATTACTGCATTTGTCGAAAGTTTTAGTGCATTTTGGTAGGTTGCTTCGTCAAGATCACCTTTAACTTTTAATGAGCGCAAAGTTTGGTTTGCTTGTTCAAGTTCCACTTCTGCTTTTCTGATTACAACATTTAATGTTCTGTTTTTCAGGTTAAGTTCAAGGTCTTTAAGGTCTTTCTCGATTTGTAGTAATTCCGTTTGCGCCTCTTTGTTGTTTATGTTAGCGGCAATTTCACCGAGAGCGGCTATACTTTCTTGTTCTTTTGCGCCTGAAAGTCCTGCATCAGCGTTGTTTTTGTTAGCTATTGACTCGTTTACCTTTATTTCAGATTTGAGTTTAGCAATTTGTGCCAAATCCATGGTTGGCATTGGTTGCACTCCTGGTGCGTGTCCCATGGCCGCGCTACCACCTCCTTGTGATCCAGTTACTCCTCCAGATCCACCTTTTCCGTAAAGTAGTGCCGGGTTCATTCCTGCTTCTTGCAACATTTTTACTTGTGCCGGGTAATTCGTTCGCTCCCAGGTTTCTTGTTGTAATTGTTGGCCGTGCCGATTTAGTGCTAATTGGTGTTGCTGGTGTATGTTCATCAGTCTAACTTCGTTTTCCATTGCTCTGCGTTCTCTGCGCCTTTGTCCAATCATTTGTAAGACACCCATTCCCGCCTGGGCACCTCCAACTATTGCGGTTGCTGCTGCTTGTGATAATGCCATAATTTTATATAAGTTTATTTGTTTGTAGTATTAGAAATAGTAGGTGTTTGATTTTCGCGCTTTTGTAAAAAGCGTTACTATATACTTGTTTATAAAGAGTAGACGCGTACCAAGGGTGTTTCCACCCCTGGTACTGGTCGCGGCTACTGACTAAGCTTCGCTTATTTAGCATCGCTTTGTTCGTTTGGTTGATTGAACGGTACAATATTATCCCTTTGAGCGATTTTACTAGCAGTTACGATGTCCATTGCATCTGCTGCAAGTTCAAACCTATCTGTTCTAATGTTGTACCCAGGGTTTACTCCGTCAGAACGTTTTGTATAAATGATTGGCGCACCGTCTTTTATTGGCTCGTTGTTTGTGAGTACACGTTCCATTTTATTTTCGATTGTTTCGCCTTCTTCCCTTTCTTCACCTTGTAAAGAAGTGGGAAAGTATTGAGGTCTTTGATACATATTTTATAGATTAGGAATAACTTTTGCTGACATTTTACGACGTGCGGTAATATTCGCCAGGATCTGCACCCAAAAGTTTTGAGCATCAAGATTTGACTGTGCAAATATTGTATTGAATTTAGATGGATCTATGTAAGTTGTTACGTCTTTTATGCCTATTGTACTATCCCACTCGTATCTGCGGTTTAATGTCATAAACATATCAGAGTTTTCGACTGCAAAGTTTCCTCTCGTTACTGGTACGTTTGTCATATAGTTAATCCAAGCAGGTTGCTTTCCTGCGGATTTGAACGTTTTAACTCCTGTCGATGTAATTACAGTATCGAAGTAGGCCATTTGGTCAGTAATTAAGTCCTGGTACCCGATAGCGTCAAGTGCGGGTTTATGGAAATCATTCATAGTTTCCAGGTTCGTGTCCCATTTGTTGCCTTGCGAATATTCTATTCGTGGTGTTAATGATACGATGCCCATTATGTACGAAGGTTCATCAACTCTTATTACCATTCTTCCGCCTTTGTTCTTTTGAGTAAGTCGGCCACGACCTGCAAGGGTTCCTAGTGGTTGGTTACTTCCGCTATCTGCACTATCAGCTTGGCTAATAACCTCTTCAAAAGAAAGTTCTTTGATAAGTGATCCTTGGTAAACTGGATTTTCTGCCCCTTTTGCTCTTTCGTGTGTGTAGACCGCGTTTAACCAATCGTCATAGGTACCTCCGCTTACTGCTACTCTGTTTAACATATCGTAAACTTTTTGTGCCAGGTTTAGCGTGTCAATCGTGAATGATCCTCCGCTGGTGTCGATTTGAGTTAATGCGGTAACGCTACCTGCCCCAGTAATGAAACTGGTTCTGATCCAGTTGTTAAATAGGTCGCTTTGGTAAGTTTTTACTGCAAGTCCTTCCTGGTTAGATAGTATGCGGTACCCGAAT